ACAAAAAAAGGAGACAATTTCTTGTCTCCTTTCTTATAGGGTAAGATATTGATTATCTCAATTCTCTTAAGTCGAATGTTCTAACTCCATCAACTGTGATACGACCGTAGAAACGGTTGTTAACCATTTTCTTAGCGTATCTAGTCATGATACCTTTGATTGGTGTGAAGTTGAATGGGTTATACATTGTAGGTGTTAATTGTAGAGGTACATACGGTGCGTAGATGTAACCTGTGTCAAGTAAAGATGTACCTTTGTGACCCAATAACACTTGGTTTGGTGGGAAATAAGGGTCTCTATACACTTGGTAACGACCTGCTAATGTACCAACTCTTTCAATACCCATGTTGTATTGGTCTTGCTCAGGAGCCGCGTTTGATACGTGGAAGTATTCCAAGTCATCAAAGATAGCACTGATTTCAGAAGAAACAACAATCCAGTTAGCTCCACCTCTTAAGGTAGATTTGTGGATTTGAGCCGAAATTTGGTTGATAGCTGTAATCAATGTTTGATTCCAGTCTTTTTGAGTGTAAGGAACTGCACTTGAACCAAGACGTTTCCATCCGTTGTAATCCCAACGTAAGTTCCAAGCTGCACCTTTACGTAAATCTCTTAAGATTTCACGGTCGATTTCAGCCGCAACTTGCTCAGATAATAAAGCTGTTAATTCAGCTTCAGCATCGATGTTGTGGAATGCTGCAACGTCTTGAGCCATTTCTGGAGACCATTGAGCTCTTAATTTTCTTTCTGTTACAGAAACAGTTACTGACATAAGGTCAAAAGAAACTTCACCCATTCTATCTTCAAATTCTAAGTTTTTGTAGATTCTGTAAGTAGCAGTGAATGCGTTGTCTGCAGCAGTTGATGAAGAGAATGTTGAACCTGTGTAACCGTCCATAGAACCACCACAAGTGATACATACAGGAACCTGTAAGTCAACTTCTAAGTAAATTTTACCTTCAGCATCACATAAGTTGTCATATTGACCACCATCAGTTTTACTGTTAGGGAAAGTTAATGTTGCGTTGTTGTTACCATACTGTACAATACCTTTACCATATCTTTGAGTTACAACTCTAAATAAGTAAGGGTTAGTTGTGTTAGCAGATGTGTAAACGTTTGTTCCAACACCATAAACTGTTAAATCAGACAAGAACGCTTCGTTGTCCATTGGTTGACCATCAGGACCGATAAGTTTACCAGCTCCATCAGATGCGAAACCTGACATAACGATTAATACTTTTCTGTAGTTATCTTCAGCGTAAGCTGCAGGTACTAATGAGTCAGCAACCCAAGCAACTGTACCAACTTCTGCTGTGATTGCAGAATATTGACCTTTAGAATAATCGAACAATCCTGGAGGGTCCAAAGCTGGTTCGTTACCTTCGTAGAATCTATCGTAAAGGTCTTTAGTGTTGTTATAGTCGTAACCGCTGTTTGGTGTTTGACTGTCAGCCGCGTTCGGTGAACCGTAAGGTGCGTAGTGGATACCTGTGTTGTTAGCTCCTCCGTTTTCGTAAGCCTGAATGTTAGGTACAAAGTAGAACAATTTACCGATAGGTAAGTTCATAGCTTGTACAGAAACGATGTCGTTAGCTAATAATTTAGAGAAAACACGTCTTACAATTGGGAAAACAACTGTTTCAAATGCACCTGTATCAGATGTAGATGATGCTTCGTTGATTAAATACGATGCTTGGTTTTCGTATAATTGTGCTACGTTTTCTTTCATGTGACCTTTAAGACCCTCTAAGAATCCTAATTTGTCCCATTTGTTGATTGTATCTTCTTTGATAACTTTAAGGTGCTTAAGACCGATGTTACCAACAAGACCTGATTCTAATAATGCTCCCATTTTAGTATTTGTTTTGTTTTTATGTTTATTTTTTATTTTATTTTTTAACCAATTTTACCCATTAAATCTTTCATTCTTAAGAATTGTGGATTTTCATAAGTTTTTGATTCAATCAATGTTGTAGACGAACCTGTAGTTACTGTTTTGTTTAATTTTTCACCAACTGATTCGTTTATTGATTTTGTTTCTACCTTAGATAACTCATCTTTAATTGACTTATAAAGATTCTTTGATTCTTTTAAAGTTTCAACATCGTCAAATCTTCTAAGGATATTTAATTTTTCTTTTTTAGTTGTTGAGTGTTCAGTGAACAATCTTGTAGCGTAAGCTAAGTTTGAGTTAAAGATTGCAACTTCGTTAAGTTTTTCTCTAAACACATTTAAAGCTTTTCTGTATTCTTCATTTTTTTCTCTCAACATTCTAACTTCTTCTTGAGTAGATTCAACTTTAACACCACTATTACCATAATTGTAATTTCTGTTATTAGTGATACCTTTTCTTAATCCTCTACCTTCTTTGGAACCCATTCCGTATGTTCTAGCAGCTTCTTTAGTTTCTTCTTTTTCAAAAGCCTTTCTTTTTAAAGTGTCACCTTTTTTAGTAGTGTAATCTTTGTCACCCTTATGAGTTCTAGATTTGTCACCCTTGTTCATTCCGTAATCACCTTCTTTAGTTTCTGCTTTAACAGTTTTGGATTTACCTTCCATATTCTCACCTTTCTTGTAATCGAATTTTGCTTTACCAGTACCAACTGATTTAGGTCCTTCTTTTTTCTTTTCATTGAATCCACCTTTAGCTTTATCTTTGTAAGAAAATTTAGGTCCTGAGCCAATTCCAACACCTTTAGGTTTGTAAGTCTCATTTGTTAAATCGTCCATTTCGTCTAAGTCTTCCATTTCGTCTAAGTCTTCCATTTCGTCTAAGTCTTCCATTTCGTCTAAGTCTTCCATTTCGTCTAAGTCTTCCATGTCATCCTCATCTAATGTAATCTCATAAACAACTTCTTCATCATCTTCGAAGTTAACGTCAGATGAATCAACATCAGACATATCACCACTATCAGAGAAAATTGCATTAATTACATCATCGACAGATTCATCTGTTTCTTCGTAAGTCATTTCTTCATCTTGCATTAATTCGTCTTCTTCAGACTCACCAAGCTTGACAAGATATTCTACATCAGCATCTTCGTCAGAAATATGAACATCACCACCGTCTTTTTTAACGATAATTCCGTCATCTTCTCCCATTGCTTTGAATACCTTAAGAATTTCTTCGTCGGAAGCTCCAGTTAAATCTATTGGACTTTCTTCTGAATCCATGTCCATATCCATGTCCATATCCATTTCGTCTTCATCAGAACCCATTTCCATGTCCATACCCATTTCCATTTCATCGTTATCAGCATCCGCATCAACGTCTGCATCTACATCAATCTCCTCATCATCCTGTTCGGAAAGAGATTCTTTTACTAATTGGTTGATTTCTTCCTTCATTGTAGAAGCAAGTATTCCTTTTGCATTTTCGGCTATGACATCTTCAACTTGTTTCATTTGAATGAGAGCCTCTTGAACTAAAGTTTTATTTTCTTTCATGAAAATCTATTATTTTTACAATATAAATATTACCAAAAGACAAAAAATATCATCTTTCGGTAGTTTTATTATTTTTAATTACATTTAAGTAATATGTTAATAAATATTTCAGGGCAAAAAAAAAGTGGTCTTTTGACCACTTTTAATTTAAATTCTTTTAAGATGACTTATTCAATCACTTCATCAATTTTACTTTCAGAAACTGACGTGATTCTCCAATCATTTGAAAACCCTTGATATTTTTCAGTAACCTTTGCTTCTACATCTGTCACTGAAAAACCTTTAACAAGTTTTTCTTCTCTAATTTTTTTGATTTTACCCGTATTCTCATCAGGTAAGTCATACTGAATTTTCGCTACAAAATATTTTTCGTCCATAATTTATTATTTTCCCAAATAATCGGTTAATTTTCTCATTAAGTCAACCCCTTTAGATTGAAATTCCGAATTTTCAGGTGATTTGTATTTTTTTTCTTCTTCTAGATTTTCCTCATATTTTTCTCTGTCATTAGGATTACTGAATAAGTAAGCGCCTGGTGTTGATGGAGATGATACCAAGTCAAAACAAATTAATTCAAAGTCATCTTGTACTTCATTTCTTTCACCAACTTTTTTAAGTGAACCTACACCTCTTGAAGAAACTCCCATAGTAACACCTTGTCTCATCAAGTTAGCTGCTTGGTCTCCTTTAGTAGATACAATACCTCTTTCATGAAATCCTGGTGACGTTAACAATTTAAGTTTACCCATCAAGATGTTTTTATCCCACCATATATCTGTGATGATATGTGATACCCTATCTAAGTCAATTAAAGACGATTCAGGGTGATTAAGTTCTGAAGTTGATAAACCTTTTGCAATTGCCTTTTTATAGTTCTCAGCTTCTCTTTTTAATATTCTTTCAGGATAAAATCTTCCATTTCTATTTGGAGTATCATATTTCTGTAATACCGCATAAAACTCAAAAGGATTTCTATAATCTAATTCTTTTGCTTCTTTTAACATCTCAGCATTACGAATATCTTTTGGGGATACCCAACCTGCATCTGTTTCAATCAATATTCCATGACCTACTTCGTTCGCCTCTAATATTCTTAATTGTTTCATGAATT